AGTCTTCAACCAAACAGTCCATAGATTCTAACTTACCAGTATACCTAAAAAAACCATTGTCAGACATCCAATACGCAGCACCATCAACTTCTACAGCTGCATTCTTACCTATCAATCCACAGTTTGTACCAACTTGTTCAAAAGCAAATGTAAAAGGAGTTCCAACAAAACGCATAGTAAATAAAGCTGTATCACTCCAAACATATAATGCATTTCTACCAAGTTTAGCTCCCATGATCCGTGATCCGGCGGCCAGTCTTTGTGTACCAGCACTATTTTCAGCTGTAGGTGTATACTCGTTAATGTTTTCTTGAGACGAGAATCTTATAAACATGTCGTCTTGTGTTGATTTATCTCCAATAGTAGTTTCTGTTCCAAAAAATACTAAGTGACGATCCGGAGTAGATACTAACATATCTCTAGATGCAGTCGGTGCTCCAGATATAATAGTTGCTCTTGTTGTTGTTGCATTAGTTAAATCTGCGTTCCATTGAAAACATTCACCATTAAATATTAAAGCAATAGCAGTGCTTCCTAAATTATCTATAGACCACATACCCGGTTCTGCAACTTTATCTGTAGTAGATGCTGCTGATCCCCATCCAGAAAAACCACTGTGATTAGTAACAGTTGCACTGGTGCTGTGAGCAGCTCTAGTTGTTCCTCGTACAGCTCTCGTAATTCCAGTAAAACTTGTGGAAGTAATTCCTGTGTAAGATATTTCTTCAGTTCCTACTTGTATAATATTTGTACCTGCACTTGGAAAGTTAGCCGTGCTTACTACATTAATTGTAGTTCCTGTTCCTCCGGTTCCAGCAGCATCATTATTTAATGATCCATTTAATGTTGTTGTTTGTGGGTTTGTAGTTGTACCACCCCATTGAGATATACCATAACCAAAAACTCCAACTTGATCAGGTGGACCTACGTGAAAATATTGAAAATAAGTTATACCTCCAGACGTAGTTGCTCCCGCTCCTCCTTCGTTTCCAGGCATTGTAATAGTTAATTCTGTTCCTGATATAATACTAGTAATCATAAATTTTTTATCACAAAAATCTGATGCACCAAAATTTGAACCTGTAATAGCACTAAATGTAGAAGTATTTCCAAACAAAATAATATCATTAGTTTCAAAATTGTGTGCTGATGAAAAAGTAATAGTCACAATAGGTGAGCCGTTACTTGTACTAAATGCATTTGTAATAGCTGTACCTGATGGATTAGTTAAAGGATGTATATCGTAGTACACATCTCCTGTGTAAGCATACAAAATTCTATTAGTTCCAATTAAAGAGTATTTAATACCTGTTTTATTAACCATGTGATGCAAACCCCTAGCTGCACCTGTTAATTTGCTGTCTCCTAATTGAGACCAACCACCTATTTTTTCTGGTGTACCATACCTAAAACGCACGTTTGTACCACCGGTCCACTGAGATTCAGCTCCTGTAGATGTTACTTGTTTGTTAAACCCTGGTAGAAATCCTAATTTTTGTAGCATAATAGACCTTTATATAAGGATTTTAATTCTTTTGGTAGTATTATATTTTACTCTATGTATTCAATCCAACCAGTAAGAATGTATTTAGTATTAGATATAGGCATATTTCCTCTGTGAGTGTGAGTAAATTGAGCTGGCCAAATTAATAGTTTACCCTCTTCTGCTTTTATTCTTTTATGTTGATATAAAAATTCTGTTTCTCCCCCTTCTTCAACATTATTTAAATAAATCATAAATGCTAAAAGTCTACTTCTTGTTGAAATACCTTCGTTCTCACAATGCCATACATGATAACCTTCTCCAATATCAGTTCTTTGTATTTTTATATCAATAATTGCATGTTTTTTTAAATCATTTAAAACACTATATTTTTTACTATAGTCAATATACTTAGACCAAATAATTTCACTTGCTGCCGCATTTATATACTTTGAAGATATTCCATGATCAAAAATATTACTATATATGTTGGTAGATGTATCAGAAACTGCATGAGCTGTTTTCGTGTATCTCGGATGTTTAAGAGTATTTTTTATTTCTTTAAAATATTTAATATAATCTTTGCATATTTTTTTAGACATTGCATTAGGGAATATACCTATGTGGTTTTCTATTTCTTTATTTGTCATATTTTTTTATATACCAAGAAGGCACCGTATACCTTTTTCCATTTAAAATTTTTTTAACACCGTGTTTATTTCTTTTATCGCTTTCAAATATCATATTACTTAAAGCTTTCATCTTAAACACTTCTTCTACTCCATCCTCATTTTTAAAAACCAACTCTCCTCCAGTATATTTATCATTAAGATATATTAATGACGAATAATCCATGGTATCGTTTTGCTTTGGTTGTTTATCTACATGTAAATCCATATATTGACCTTTTGACCAACAACATAATCTTGGTTTTTGCCACTCTTTGGTTCTAACTGCAAAACAATGATCTATAAAAATTTCATTTTTGAGTGCGTAATAGTTTAAAAGATTTTTTATTTTATTATTTTTAATGTTTTCAAAATGAATAGTTTTATCTTTATGAAAAACTCTTTCATCACCACACAAATTTTTATTTTTATCAAAAAATTTTGTTAAAATAATAGCGTCTTTTGGGTTAACAAAATTGTGTATTATTATTCTTTTAGGTATTTTATTATTTGTCATATTTATTTAAAACAGGGACCTTCCATCCATATGCTTAATGTTTTTCTTTTGCCTTTAAGTATTTTATTTACCTTATGTGGCATAAAAGATTTAAATATTAAAATATCACCTGGTTCAAAAAAATCTACTTTACCACATGAAAATATTGATAACTCACCACCTTTATATTTTTTTTCAGATAAATTAACTAATACAGTTAATTTAATATCTTTAGAATGAGCTTTTACATAATCCATATGCCAATCATATCCAACATCTTTATTAGGTAAATATTCATTTAAATTAATAGTATGAGAATCAAATAATTTATATAAATCATAACCGAAGTGTTCGTTGTTAGTATTATAAACTAAGTCTATTAATTGTTTTAATTCTTTTTTAATAGAACCATATTCCACTACTTTGACACTAGCTGTTTTAATTACGTCTTTTGCAGGATTATCTACATGATCTATTTTTTGGTATTTATTAATTGCTATAGATATATTTTTTATATCTATTATGTTTAATTTTTTTTTATAAAGAAAAAAATCAAATTTCATTTTTTAAACCAACTAGGAAGACCTAAATGCGCACGCTTATCAAACATATTATCTTTCGCTCCAGGTGTTTTACGATTATTATAATGCAAAAAAACTTGCACACATTCTTTACCTTTAAATTTTTTTCGCCAATGTTCTAACTCACAGCCAGAATAGACTAGCATATCACCTTGTTTAAGATCTACTTTAATTCCTTTTTTACCTACTTCTCCTGATGGCTCAAGGTATATTGGCCAATCATTGCCGCCTAAATTCATAGTTGTAGATATTTCACAACTAAATCTATCTTTATGTCTTTTAAGTTCATCACCTTTTTTATAAACTCTTGCATAAGAGTAGGCTGGATATAATTTAAGACCTGTTACTTTTTCCATTTCTGGTTGACATTTTAACATTAAAGTTTCCATAGCAATATCTGCATAGTGTGAATAAGTATTTGGTATTTGACCTTTTTTTGGATCTTCGTATTGTCCCATTATAGTTTCAAAGGGTGATATATAACGAGCGTTCCTACAAGTATCATAAACTTGTTTTTTTATTAAAAAATAATTAGCTACAAAAATAGCTAAGTCTTTAGATATTGCTTTTCTAATAATTGTATATTTATTTTTTTTAAACATCTTTAGCCATTTCTTTCGGCACCGCCTGTATGTTCCAATGTATAAATCTAAATGGTTCTTTACCAAAATCTACAGAAAACTCATGTTCTAAATACCCTGGAAATATAAGTAACCCCCCAGGTTTAGGTATAAAATTAACTAGTTCAGTTCCATTAAACATAACATTATTTTCTTTTATCTTTAATTTTGTAGCACGTGCTCCTGTTCTTGGTTCATGAAAAATAGGATATGATGTTTTTTCACTACATTTTAAAAAATAAAAACCGGATACATGTTGATTCCAATGCACGTGTGCTGAATGATGGCCACCTCCTTTTTTAGAAAATTCCTGTACCCACATCTCACTAAACATAGTTGTATAATGTTGCATATCAAAACCTTGGTGATCTAAATAATCCCAAGATTTTTGACCTACGTAATTTCTAAAATCTTTAAAATTATTATCTTGTAATAACGGCGTCGAATGGTGTGAAAGACCAAAATCACCAAATTTTTTTATATGTTTTTTATTTCTATTTCTTGCTTGCTTTATATATTTATCCGAAGCTTTATCTAAAGAACTAAGAAATTCAAGTCTACTTTCGTCCCAAATAGGTGTTTTAAAGTGTTCGGTTATGTTCATGTTATTTAAATGGATACCCAAGATTCCACATTACTAATGAATATCTATTTCCTTTCGTCACTGGTTTAACTCTATGCCATACAGATGAAGGAAACACAATAATAGATCCTTTAGGCAATATCTCTTTTGCTTGCCTTAAATGTTTAGCTTCTTCTCTCATATGTGGATCATAGTTTCTAAAATCAAATTCTAATTCTCCACCTTCATATTCTGAACCATCTGTTAATTGACAGGTCATAGATAATTTTCTAATTTTGCCGTGCTTTAAAGTGCCTGGTATATGATACGGTTTATCCCAAGAATCGCTATGCCAATCATAGTATTGATTAAGTTTATATTTTGTAAATTGACAAGATTCTGATAAATCCCATTCAAAATTCCAACCTGCTTTTTTGTTAGCTATGTGTATGTAAGGTTGTAATTCCTTATATATCCAAGGTTCTTCTAACCAAACTAAATCAGAATTTCTTTTACGCTTTATATTTTTAATTTCATCTTTTGATAGTTTTTTATTTTCGTATCCCCCTGTCCTAGCCATTTGTTCAGATTTGGACAAACCGTACTTAATTATATCATCACAAATTTTTGGTGGAACTGCAGATGTAAAATACCAATAATAATTAACTAGGTTCATACAAAAGTAAAAACTCCTACTACTCTTATCTCATCGTGTTTACAAAATTTATAACTATGAAAATAAGAACCATCACACACAAACACTTTACCTTGTTCAGGTTTTATTTTTTTAATAACTTTTAATTTTTTAGCTTTTGGTACACTAATGTCTATCCATGAATTTCCTTTTTTATATTTTTTATCAAAAATTAAAGTATCGCCTGAAGAATTATTTAAATAAATTATAAGTAAATTATGTTTAAAAAAATGATCTGAGTGTGGAGAAATAAAAGGATATTTAGTATTACAAAAAGTTAAATTAAGGGAGGCTCTGGTAAACTTGTTAAATTTAATTTTGTGTTTTTTACAAAACCTTTCTACT